CATTATAATACCTTACGATTAATTCTAATACTTTTCAAAAATTAACCTATAAAAAATAATACCACTTCAGACTCTAGTCAGATTATCTGACTAGAGTTCTTTTCATGCATAGTAACCCAGAAAAATACCTTTAAAAACAAAAAAATAAAGGCGGATATTAACCGCCAGGAATTGATCCACCTTTATTTTTTGAAGACTTCTAACGATTAATATTAATATAATTCGTCGTCATCATCTTCTGTTTTTTCAATGTGTTTGATGCGATTAAACGTACGTTTGAAGTCAGCTTCAGCTTTTGCCTTTGCTTCTTTGCGAATCTTTTCAACTTTTGCTTCATCTTCGATTTCTTTAAATGCTGTATTTAAAGAAGTCTTGTAGTCAATGTTAAAATTCTTGATCAAAGATTTTACATTTAATACTAAACCTTTAATTGTACAGAAAATAGAATTTACTGTATAAGAATACTTTTCATATACCCCAACAGCAGCAAGCATCAACTTTTCATGACTTTCAAAGTCAATGGTAGTTTTACCACCATCTTTACAAAGACCACTATATTCGAAATGCCCAGCGGAGTTTCCTTCGCGGTATTTCTTAGTCAAATCTTGCATTTTTAATTTCTTTTCAAAATCAAACTTTGCCATTAAGTTAGCCATAGCCATAGATTCTTTTTCGCTGAATGTGATTTGAAATTTCATTTTTGTTCTCCTTTTTAAATTAATATAGTAAAATGAAATGATATGAATAGATTCTCACTTTCTTATCCTCTATTCACTATTATAGTATACAACTGAAATAATCGAATTTTACAAAAAAGAATAGGGGTAGGGAAATTAATCCCTACCCCACATTTGGTGTATCACAGATATTTTACCATATATTCTAGTCTAATTCAGTCTTAGGCTCATTTCTAAATGGTGCTAAGAATGCTTTTATATCTCTAGGAGCTTTCTTACCTTTATGATCATGATTGAATGCAATAGGGCATTCTCCTTTCTTGATCTTAGGTTTATTAACCTCAGCCCATACTTCATGTTGAGCATTAAGGAATTTCTTAGGTTTATCCATAAAGAATGGATCAAGAATACTAGGAGCTGTTTTCTTCTTATTCAATGGATAGAATAATGCCTTAGCAAGCTTTTGATAATCCAAAGATACGATTACAGACTTATTATCCGTCAAGGCCTCATTGAGGGTTAAGATCTCATACTTAGCGTCGGGATTTGACCAATCAGGCATCTCTAATCTGCTCGTGTCCGCACAAATCTGAGAGGCCATTATTGTTTCTAGATGGATAGATTGACATTTTACACCACCTTGGATAGCTGCATCTTGTAATGCTTCTACAATTGTATCTTTATCATAAGATTTAGTAACAGCTTTCTTATTAATTGTATCTGTAAAGATATCAAGAGATTTACCCAAGTCATTATTTTGGATTTTCAATAAGAATAATTCAATATCCTGTAATTCATTCAATGGAATATCTACATCGATATTATCAATGACGATATCTTCATCTTCAATAGCTTTAGAAATCATAGCAGCTAATTTATTAGAAATATACAATTTCTCATCAATAGGATTTCCATCTTCTCCTACAGCTGTTATCTTTGTATATACTTCATCATCTGGAGTAATAATTTCAAAGCTATTGATAAATTGATCTACGAATGGACCATCATCTTCAGATGCATGCATATCATCAGAGAAGGATCTATGTTTGAAGAATTCATCATCGTTTTCTAATTGAATATCTTGTGTCTTGATTCTAAGCTTCCAACCAGACATTTGTTTATTCTTAAAGATATCTTCTTTAAGAGAAATTTCATTTACATTTGCTACTTCAAAGAAGTCATTGAATTGAGGAACCCATTTGATAATCTTGATAACAGTTTCCAACAAATGTTTAGCGGATAAACGTTTTTGAGTATATTGGGAAGTGATCAATTCTGTAGCAATACGGCCAATAGAAATATCTTTGTTTGTATGACCTAGATCACCATAACACTTATAGCATACACCATGTCCTTCTGCATGAGATTTACAAGTAATAGGACTTCTTAACCAAATCTTTTGTCCTATTAAACCATAATCGGTTCTCTTGATCTTAAATTCAAGACCATATCTTTCAAAGCGGAAATATCTATCATCAAGCATTGAAAGATGTTTCTTATCCTTAACTGTAATATGAACAAAGTTCTTTGTGCCACAGTCATAGTTCTTATCTGGATGAATATGGGTATCCATATTATTCAAACCTAGAATACGGGAGAAACCACCAGATTCACCAACGTTCTTTTTGGAGATGATTTGTGCTACACGAGATGCACCATTATCAATATATTGCGCAACAAGATTATTCAAACCGCCATTGATATAAGAGCTATTGATAATATCATGATAGATAGAACCTTGCCCATCTGGTTTGGTACCGATATTAATATTGTTTTCTTTATACTGTCTAATATTAATACCCTCTTGAGCACCGAAAGCATATTTAAGACAATGGTCATAACCAACGATCTCATTAGATTTCATGATATAATTATCTATAGCATCATGAACCAATTCCATACCTTTATCTTTTACTTCACCAATAGGAACATTGCTAAGATCGGCATGTAGTAGATTAAAGTAATCTTCACTCTTTTGCATGATATCAATGTCATCTTCTAAGTTTAAAGTGTTTGCTAAGAATAAAGCAAATTCATCAATATAAGAGAAATGATATACTGTATCAGCAATAGCATTATTAAGCAACTTATTTTCAATAGAGATCTTATTCGGATCGATTATATTCTTATCGATATATGCTTTGATAGCATCGGCAGTAGTGAATTTCTCAAAAAATAAGTGCTCTGGTTTGATAGTTTGTTCTATATATACTATCGGGAACCACATCATGAGATTCAATAAATAATCCATGATATTAAGTTCAACCGATAGACTTTGATTTCCTTCAAAGAAAGGTTCTATAAACAAACCTTGTACTGCTGGCATTTCAATACCATCTCTTAAAATATTTAATATTCCTTGAAAATGATGATTCCAATTATCTCTCGTTATGGCACGAGTATCAATTTTTAGTTTCCCTTTTTTCACTAATTCCGCATAAATGTAATAATTAGTGAAGTTACTAACGGATTGCATTTCTTGCATTTTGTCCTCCTTAAATTAATCACTTTTAACCTTATAAGGTTGTAAACGTGATTGTATAAATCTACTACCACTTTTATAGTGTATATTTAAAATACAGATTGACACAAAAAGGTAGACTACGGAAATTAATCCGTAGTCTTATTGTGTAGATATTTTTAGATTTAAGAGGTGGTCAATATTTAGGTATTAGCGACCAATTTTGTTGAAGTTGAAAGCGTCTGGAGTTAATTTGATAAGACGTTTTTGAGATTGCATTGCATCACGACGTACGCGGTTAGCATATTTAGTGTAGATCTTTTTCAACAAACGGCGTTCATTAACACGGTTTTTACGAAGTGCTTCCCAATCAGCATCACCTTGTTCACGAGCCATTTGAATGGATGCCAAGTGAATACGACGGTTCAAATCATCTTTACGAGTCATTTTAACTACGGAACGACGACCCAATACACCAGCTTCTACCAAGTTTTGGAAATCAGCGGATTCAGTGTAAGCACTAAATTCTTCGTCAGTCATACGGTTCATTTGATCGATCAACATGTTTTCCAACAAAGCGTCTTGATCAACAATACCAGCACCATGAGATTCAACTACAGGTTCATGGGATTCATTAACTACGAATCCTTCGTTTTTGTCAAATAACATAATTCTTTTACCTCCTAGGATAGTAAATTGTTAATAAAAGTTGAGTTATAACTCTAAATGTGTGCGATATATGTGCTCGCACAAGGAGTTTACCAATATGTTCCTCATATCAAATGCATAAACACTTATCTAGTTATATACTATTAAAATGTAGTAGGATTTAAACACCTTAATAGGCAATAAATATATAGAGGAGGAAACTAAATGCAAAATAATATTGATATGCCGAAAGGTATAACAATTCAAAAATATAAAGAGACAATGCTTTATGTGATGGAACGTGTATGTCCTAAACTATCTAGAATGGAAATACTAGATGCTATTGATTATAGTATCAATAAAAGATATAAAGCTGGTACTGCTAGATTGCATAATAACTACACAAAGACTGAAGTTAATATGGATTTCATTAAACTAGCAAATGATCTTCTTAATAAGAAGGCAATCATGACAACAGAGGGTGTATTGTTTGGTAAACATGGTTCTGTAAAGAATCCATTCTACAATTTAATTCAGTATCTAGCAGATAAACGTGATGAAGCTAAAAAGGAAATGAAGAAATATCCTAAAGGATCTGAGCAGTTTAATGCATGGAATCTTAAACAGTTGAATTATAAAGTATCTGCAAATGCATTGTATGGTTGTGCCGGTCAGTATAGTAGTATTTTCTATAACCTTTATCTGTGTACCGCGATAACTGGTCAAGGTCGTGGTTGTATTTCCGCATCAATTACAATGTTCGAAGGTCTTCTAGGTAATAATATGAGATTTGAATCTCTTACAGAAGTATTGCAGTATATTGATAATATTGTAAATGACCAGAAAGAAGAACGATTCTCTAAGTTCAATGATTGGGATGTATTGGATAGAAATATCACAGTGGAAGAATGTTATCTTCGTATTATGGATATTTGTGGTACTAAAAATTGGATTCCATCTCAAGAAGCAAGAGAAGCTATTTGGAATACTATCTGTAATCTAGATCAAAGATGCATCAACATAGTTTATTATAAGAATAACTTATATAAATTCTGTGAGAATAGAAGAGTTATCAATCTAATTCTTCAAATGCTTACTAAGATGGAAGAACCATATCTAGATCCAAACAAAGTTCCAGAAACTATTGATTATGAGCTTAAACTATTTAAAGATTTAGTCTTTGAATATATCTATTACCGCCATATGTTTATAGATAAACTTCCTAGAGTATATGAAATGCAACGTGATATTGTATTGATTACAGATACAGATTCTTGTATTATATCTCTAGATGAATGGTATCAATTTGTATTGAAATATACAATTGGTATTCCTATGAAGATCAAATATACTCAAGCTCAAATAGATGAAGAGTCTGATAAGCTTATCATGCAATACAGAGGTAATGAGCCTAAATATGAATATGACTTCTATGATAGTAAGTTAGTAGAGGCTAAGAGGAAGAAATATCCATTAGTTGTTATTGAAGAAGACTCTCTAAGGTATAGTATTGTAGATATCATGTCTTATGTAGTAAGTCAGCTTATCTTAGACTATATGATTCTATTTAGTGAAAACTATAACACATATGCCGAAGATAGGGATTGTTTGCTCATCATGAAGAATGAATTCTTATTCAAATCTCTATTACTTACAAAGGGTAAAAAGAATTACTCCACTCTTCAATTAGTTCAAGAAGGAAATCTAATTCCAGAAGATAAACAAATGGATATCAAAGGTATGCCAATGAGTAAAGTTGGTACCCCAGAATCTACGGCTAAGAGACTAGAGCAAATTCTAGAGTATGATGTATTAAGAAACTCATTCATAGATCAAATAGATTTGGTTAAGAAATTTACTGTATTGGAAAGAGAAATTTATGAATCTCTAAAAAATAAAAGTAAAGACTTCCACAAACCTGCTCGTATCAAATCTATGAACTTCTATAAAAATCCAATGGCTGTTCAAGGTATTAAAGCCGCTTATGCTTATAATACTATCAAAGATAGATCCGAAGAAGGTATTAATCTAGAAGAACGTAATAGTGTTCTTATTATTAAGACTAATCTTACTACTAAGAATATTAATGAGATAGCAAAATCTCATCCAGAACATTGTATGAGGGCTAATGAACTATTAAAAGATCCAAACTATAAAGCCGGTATTACATCTATAGCTATCCCATCCAATATCGATATCCCTGACTGGATAATTCCATTCATTAATTATACGGATATCATTCAATCAAATCTAAGAAACTTCCCATTAGAAGAGCTTGGTATTAGTAAGATGGATAGTAAGAATGTAACTCATACAAATATCCTTCAATTTTAGGAGGTCATAATGCTTATAGGAATAGAAGCAGAAGTTATGGCAGGAATTATAGCTAAGAAGATTATCAATGCGTATAATTCTAAACTTGAAGCTGAGGTTAAAATAGCATTAGATTCTATTAAGTGTTTAGTAACAGAATCTGAGTCAGAAACAGAAGTGTTGAATATACTTAGAAATAAATATAATATGAGATTAGTATTTAAAAAAGTACATGATAGTGCTACTACTCATACATATATTGCATTGGAATATAAAGATTTAGCATTTAGAATAGAATAAGGTAGAGAGGGATAACCCCTCTCTACAAATTTTTGTATAATTATATACTATAATTATGAAGGACATACTTCAAATATATGTGATTGAATTTATACGTTAATATTTTTTATTTTGGAGGTAGCGAAAATGATCCAAACACAAGTAAGTTTTAAAGAAATGGTAGGCCATTCAGGAGAAGTATCTGGATTTATCATTCCTGAATATTCAAGAAAGACTTTATATCGAAGAACAAAAAGTGGAGATAATAGAATTATTCCATCTCAACATTTTACAATCTTTGCAAGTTCTGTAGAAGATAAATGTATCTACGAATCTGAAGATGGTAGAAAGATTTATATCAGACCACTATTAGATCCAAAAGATAAAAGAAATGAAAAAGTTCCTGCTATTATGAATTCTTTAGAAAAAGGATTTAAGCTTCTAGGATCTGAACTTCTTACATATTTAGATTTTAGATATAATGAAGATGAAAGTCGTATTAAATACAATGATTATCATCTAATCGTTGCAAATAAATTACCTTATTTGACTCCAATTATCTTTATGAATTATGGACCATCTGATCAGGTAGTGGTAGGAAGTTTAGGAGATATTTTCTTTGATACTTGTAGTGATCGTATCGTTAGTGAAGATGAACCTTGGGCATTTGTTCATGATGATATAAAACCAGAAATGATTGGATATTCTAAATTTGGTAAAATGCTTTCTAATGAAGAATATAAAATAGAAAGCTTCTCTGATTATGAAGATGATATTAAATTACATATTGGAGAAAAAATGTATATTCGATCCTTCTTAGTAAATCAAATTGAAGGCAGTTGGGATTTCCCATGTGATAGAGGTTATAAGAATTTTGTTTTATCTAGATTATATAAGAGATTAGAATATGATGTATTATCTAATTCTTTCAAAGAACTAACTAAATTAGAACAAAATAGAATTCATGACTTTATCGCTGTTGATGAAAATGAATATTTCAGTGATGATATCGATTTGACCAATCCAGAATTCAAAGGATTTGATAGAAGACCTCTATTTAAGTTGAACGAGTATGATAAAATGACTATCGGTAAGTTATCTAATAATATCAGCAATGAATATTTAGATGCAGTTGCATCTGTTTTACAAGAGCATCGATATGAATTAAAAAATGCGATTGCTAGAATTATATTAAGAGGATATAATGATACTGATGGTATGAGAATCATCGATGTTCCAGATCAAGAGGCTTTTGATAATTTAGAATTGTATTTGGCTAGGGTAAGTCATATTCCTTTGACATCAACTATTGAAAATAGTATCAAAGATCTATCAGATGATACTAACTTTACTCATGTTGTTCTATTAAAAACATGTGATCCTACAGAAGATGATTTTGGTCCAGTATATATTCCATTATTTAAAATCAGAAGTTATAATTATAAAATTGTAACGGATATTGAGGATAAATTACAAGATACCTTTATCAATTATCCAAAAGAAGCATCATTTAGAACAATGGTAAAATATGATACATTAAAAGCATTAACAGGATTCTTCTCTGGAATGATTCCTAATATCAGCGGAAGAACTCCTATGACTCTTGATAAAAGAGCGGCTGTATTATTAAGTGATAATACTTTATACATTTCAGACTTTACTAAATCAACTAGTATAACTAGATGGTCTGTAGTAACTGAAACTGATGAGTATTTGATTTATGGTAATATTAATGCATTAGATGTTGGGTATATGCCTGAGTTAATAGTAGATGCTGTAAGTATAGATAAAAAAGATTAGAATTTGAAGGGCAGTGCAAGTTATGAATGAATTTATTACAATTAATTTAGGAGGATACCCAGTACGGGTATCCTCTTATTCTCGTCTCTTACATCGTGAACAAGGAGATGATATAAATGGTTTTGAACCATTGAGTGATTTTGGTTACAATTCCATTTTATTCCATAATCTAGGTTTTAATACAGCCCCAATTGGATTGCAATGGATTGAATCTGGAAAGCCTATTGAATGGATAGCCAAAGAATCTAATAATGTATTAGATATTCCTATGACAAAAAATAAGCTAATGCTATTAGGACCAACAAGTCTATTAGACTTAATGCGTATTGTAAGATTATGGGGAGCTGGTCATGTAGAGAATGGTAATATTTTAGACTATATCCATTCTTTCCAATTACCAGAACCAGATCAAATCAAATACCTAATAGAAAATGGTTATAAGGTTTCTAGGAAACCGATTATTAGGAAGAAAACAGATAGTTGGTTGACTTCCAATATCGAGATGAGAAGATTGTACAATATCAATCCAAATGTAGATGAGGAATATTATGAGAACTGCTTCCGTAATTATACTAAGTATTTTAGAGAAGCAATTATAACAAATCCGATTCCTTTATTTGTAGCTTCTATTATCGATCCAGACTTCTTATTTGGATTGATCAGAGAATCTGAGATTCAAGCTGCCAAGATTGTTAATGCTCAAAAATATGATGATATTGCAGCTCTTAGAAAAGATGAAGATATGTTTGATGAGTTCGTCAAAGTATTTACAGTCTTTGAGGAACAAGTAAATGAAATGTATGCTCAAGAAGGAGCATTTGCATTTACTAAAGATCTTAGAAACTCTATGGAATTCGTTCCATCTGGTAGCGTGTCTATGATGTATAGAACTCATAAGGCTGCTATGGAAGATACAAAGGCAAATAAGTTCTATAAACTTATTAGTGAAGACGATGTTATTGCAGACTTATCTATGGTATCTGATTATACCGATAATGAGCTAGTAGAGAATGATAGACAAGAAATCTTTAAATATATTGATAAGAAATCTCTTCCTACATTCTTGACTGATATGGTTACAAAAGAAGATGGATCTAAGGTTCAGTCTGATGCATACAATGCAGTTATGATTAGATTGAAAAGAATCATTACTTGTCTTAAAGTAAACTTCCCAGACATGTTTGATTCTAAAGATAAAATGATCATAACCAAACCATTCTATATGGATGAGAATAGATTTGCACTATATAGTAAAGTAACTAATGAAGTTATTATTGCTACTAATGATAGAAAGATCTATATCATGAGTCCTAAGAATGCTATCGATCTTTATAAGTCCTTATATAATACAAAGGTACTTTTAGATCCAAAAGAGATCCCACCAGAATGCTCTCCAGCAGCTCCTAGAATGAAATTAATTGGTGAAAAGAATGAAAATGTTCCACCAGTAGTTTCTGAGCCTATTCCAACTGGTAAACTAGTCAATGAAACTTATCAAACTCCTCAGTATGATAATGTAATAGGTGGCTCTGGAATACAGGTTGATGAAGATGGTATGATAGGAATTAATATCTCCAATTACGTTGAGCAATAGAAAATAACAAGAAGTCTGACCTCTAAATAACTAGAGGTCAGATATTCTGTTTTGAAAATTATTTGAGGGTGAAGGGGAGATATTTTTTATGCTACCAGCAGATGAACGACGTATGAAAGAGGTCGTATTATTATATAATAAAGTTCAGGATAAGATTATGTTTTTAGGAATGAATGCGATTCTTAAAATGAACGTGGTTCTATATACTGGCGGATATATGGATCCAAACAAAGGTAAGAAATATTATTATGGAGAAGTAAAATATACAGATGATGAAGGCCTTAATAAAAAGAAGATAAACAGAAATTTTGATGCTTATCTTACTATAGAAAATATTAAGCCTACAGAAGCTGGTACAAAAGAAAATATTATAATTAGAGGTGCTCAATTAGAATTAATGAGATTAACTCTACTTCCAACTTTAGAGAAGATTGTGTTGCAACCAGAGTTGTTTTATGAGTCTAGAAACAAAAAATTATATTTAGGAGAAGCACCAGCAACAACTATTGAATGTGGTAATAATAAATTCTTATTATTTGCTCCAGGTATTCATAAATTATATAATGAAGATCTACAGCCTTGTGTAGATCTATATTTAAGTAATGAAACCAATATATCTAGTATGAGTTTCAATACTGTTTTACAATTTATGAATTTCATTAGAACCTTTTCTATTTATCAATATGCTTGTACTATGATAAACTTCTTACCAAGACCAACTCCTGGATATAATATGTTTGATATGAGTCTTCCATCAGAATCTCCATCATACTTCGATACACACAAGAATAAGAGAATGCAGTAATTGCATTCTCTTAATTTCTTTTTTGATTATATACAATAATTGTGATCATAATAATTTTAAAGTTTAAAGATATATAGAAGAGAGATAGAAAGGATATTTCTATGGATCATATTGATATTCTAAGAATGATTGTAACCGCAATCATAATGAATTTGGTTAGAATACTAATCGATTTCATTGTTATGAAAATCAAAAAGCATCTGTGATTAACATCCATTTCTATTGGATAAAGGTAAATACCTCCATTGTATATAATCAGTGTTTCATTTACCGATCTCTTTTCTATATATCTTTATAAATAAGTTATATATCTAATTATCTATTATTTTTTTTTAGTTAATCGTCATCATTGCTGGTTGATTTCTATTAGCAGCAGATACGAATGTATTATCAAGCATTTCTACGATCTGTTGTCTATCTCTAGCTTTTTCTTCTAATGAAGATAACTTCAAATCTACGTTAGCATATACTGTTTCTAAGTTATCATACATCTTTAATTGTTCATATAAGAATGTAGCAACGTCAGCAGTAGCCAATCTTTCAAATGTTTCCATTTGAGTAGGAGGGATTGTTTTAAGATTATCAGCATGCTTTACAAATAAGGAGATAGGAACTCTTTGGAATTTAGTTAGGAATGAAGCTGAGATAGCTACATTTAATTGGATCTTATTAGGTGGGATCCATTCTACATAAATACCATTAGAGAATGCAGATACATGGTCAGCCATCATAGTAATATCAGCATAGGTTCCAAAGTCTACAGAGCTGGTCATCATATCATAAGTATTTACACCACCATATGTAAGACCTGGGAAATGAGCAGACCATCTATGCCAGTCAATATCTCCACAACCTAGAATAGTTTGACTTTCACAAATAGTTTCGTCAATTAACCAATAATCACCCTTTTGATTTTCTGGTCCTAACGTATAAGGAACTTTATTTGGAAAGTATCTTGAGAATGTATCTAATGTTTCATTACAGATTACATCTCTAGCCCATACGTCTTTAGAGAGATAATCTGGTAAGTTCATTTGGCTTGTACCTAAACGTCTTTCAATCTTGTTAAGAAGTTTAGTCATTTCGTTTGCCATTGGCATATATTACACTTCCTTTCTTATGGAATATTTTCTATTATCCTAATGTGGAAAAGCTACTAAATGAAAAAAATAAAGACTAGTATTAAACTAGTCTTTATATGCTGGAATCTCACCGTGGTGAGTGATTTTCCATTCTGTATTGTATTTTGCTTGTTGTCCTTGTTGGACAATTTTTTGCTGTTGTTGAATCTCAGCCTCTTTAACCATTTGGTTTTCATGCATTGTTTGCACGAAACCTGTAGCCACAACTAATACCATGCCGATCATAATCAAAATTGTTTTCATTTTAAATCTCCTTTATATTTATAGATAATAATATACTTATTCACCATTATAGTATACAATCGAAAATCAGAACTTTACCAAAATATTAAAAGGTAAGACTTTAATATAAATCCAATATAAGTATATTAATCATTCCAGGAGGTAATCAAAATGGAAGATTGGAAAAT